TCTCCTCACCGACGTAAGCCTGTCTCACACCAGTATCCTTGAACCACTCGTATGCTTCGGATGCCTTCTGGTCTGCAAATGCAAACTGACCGACAGAGTTGCACCACTGCAACTTACCGGACTTGGCAACACGATGCTCGGGCTTGACCAACACATCGAAACGTGTGGTAAAGTTAGGTTCGAGACACTGCAGCCAGAACGTGAGCTTGTTGTACTGGTCACCTCCGATAGAGACGTCCGTGTACTGAGGCTCGTTCTGCATGTTCACACCGATAGCTTGCAGCTCAGCCAACGTAGGGTTGACTGCCACCACTTTCATAGGTGCGATACCGACGTACAGGGGAATACCACTGCCGCCTGCTACTTCTTCATTGGAGTTGTTTGCACTGATAGCCATTAGTCAATGATTTCAAATTCGTCATACGTTTCGTTGTCATTCTCAGACGTATTGTCCTCGATTTTCTGTGCTTCGGTGTCTACCCGCAGCTGATTGTCATCCTGCTCCGTGACATCATCAACCAGCGTGAAGCTGATCTTGTTGAGTGCACGCTTTGGGCGACGCTTCTTGAGGGTAGGGTGTTGGAACAACGCTTTGAGTTCAGTAGCCGTGAGGCTGTACTTCTCTTTGATTTGCGGACGGCCCAGACCACTATCCAAGTCCATCAGAATCTGAGAGACCTTGAGAACCTGTGGTCCTTCGGTGTTGCTTTGCTTTTCGACGGTCGGCTCCGTTTGTTGATTTGCTTCAATCATAGTTAGTTGTGTTAATCAATGAATATCTTGTCCCATTCAAGGGGGAACGTTTGCCCTTTGAGGTGATCGCAACGGCTACCAGCCTGGATGTCACCGAGTGAATCGAAACTAATCATTGTAGTATCGTTCTCACGGAAGACATAGCCGATAGCATCTGCATTAGCGCAGGTGATATTGCGGATCTTACCTGTCAAGTCGAGGTCCTTGTAGGCGACCTCCTTACCTTTCTTCTCAATCTTGGCTTCCTTGAGGTGACCCACGAGGATAACATGGTCAGCAAGAGTGTTCAGTCTTTCGACCCACTTCTTGAATGCCATGCGCAAGTACATGTAGCCAGCACCGTTGGGCAGTGTAAGAACAGACAGGCCCTTGTTGTCCTTGTCAAAGTTCTTACCCATCGGCGTGTTCTGATACAGCTTCTTGGCCTCTGGTTCACACCAGACTTCAAGCTGCGTAACAGTGTCGACAGCAATGTACTTGTATGGTTTGCCTTGGTTGAGTATCTCTCTCCCAATCTCACTAAGATGCTTCAAGTTCTTCGCCTTGATCTTCAGGGCGTCGATCATATCTGTACCGTCCTCCAAGTCCAGGATAAGACAGTTGTCTAGCTGTGCTAGAGCTGATGTCTTACCCACCTTTGGTTGACCATACAAGACGAAGTTCTTAGGAGACTTCCTGGCAGCCTTGATTTTGCTGCTAGGAAGATTAATTTTTACTTCGCTCATTAATTGTGAATGTTGATAAATCTGTTTGGAATGGGATCATACCAAGCAGTCCATCACGATTCTTCTCCACGTGACAAGCTAGTAACCCAACGGGGTCTTGTCCGCAATACGAATCAGTGATCCCATACAAATCATGGGGTCGCTGCAACATCATGACAACGTGTGAGTCCTGACCAATAGAGTCACCTCCGAAGAGGTCGGTTAGCAAAGGTTGGTATTGCTGCTTGGCTCGGTACTCCTGTTCGATGTTACGATTCAGTTGTGAAAGTAGAATAGTAATCGACTGCATCTTGGCTTGCATCCACATGCAGGATTTAGAAACTGTGTTCAGCTTCTGTAGTTCTGTATCCTCCCTGCCCAGCACCAGTCGAGAGTGGTCAATCAAATTGATGACCGTCTTAGAGGGATGTCGCATGAACATCTGCTCATTGACCTTCTTGATTATGGTCATGTCCTGGGGGATACTGCAGAAATACATAGGATAGTCCTTGTACTTCTGTACGGCTTGCTTGTACTGTTCGTACCTCTCATCAGTGAGTCTTGTCTCCACAGACAAGAGGTCGAAGGTCTGAAGCTTGGTGTCCTTTGAGCCAGCCCGCAGTATTTGCTGCTCGCCGGGCATCTCGAAGCTCCAGTAGATTACGATAAGGTCGTTTTGTTTTGTCTTGTTTACATCTAGTACGTCAAATATTAATTGGTTTGAAAATGCTGACTTGCCTACACCGGGGCGTCCAGCGACGACATACATCTTGCCGGGTTGTAGGCCTCCCATAAGATTTCTGTTCAGTCTGGGCCACGACGTAGGGTACACCCGTCTCCTTCCTTCCATACCATCATAGACATCCTTGATGGATTTCTCCACCGTCTTTGAGATATGAAAGAGTTTGGGGATGTTAGAGTTCCCTAGTGATGCGTCGCTCATTGTCTGAAGAGTCAGTTAGATCTTGATACTTTTCCCATGAATGCTGATTCACCCAAGTGCTCAGCATCTGCATGTAACCTAGATTGTTAGCCTTCTTCCTGTGGTCTAGCTCGACCTTGAGACACCGTATAACCTCTTTGTGTTTGACTACGCTCCCACCTATGTACTTCTTGTACTGTTTGCGTGCCCGTTGGTTTGTTGCGGCGTTCGGATCTTTAGCACGTAGGGGGCGTACACCCCCATTTACGTATACCTTAAGAGGAAAGTGGGAGAGAAGGTCAGACCACATTACGTCGAACGGAGTAGCATTCGGAGTGCTAAACTTTGCTCGAACGATGTGGTCTTTGACCCCCTCCCCCAGCTTAACTAGGCCTTTGGTTTGCAGTACTTCTAGCCTAACAACTAACTTTAGATCGTCTATGACATCGTGGGAACCACTATGCAAGAGAGACAAATATAGATATTCATCAGCGGTTATCCCAAAATCTTTGAGACTTTTTGTGCAAATCTCTACGATCATAAAGAAAACTGTTACGAGAAGACCATGTGTATCTTGATTCCCTTTACATCCAGCTCCATAGACTTGAGCGTCTGCTTGTTGACCTTGATAACCTCCTGTTTCTTAGGGGTCTTAGCCGTAGAGACTCTCGCATCTACCTTGATAGGCTTGATGGTTTGCCATTTCTGCATCGTAGCCATGTGGCTTCTGCCCAGCTTCTTTGCAATTTGCTTGAAGGTCATTCCTTCTTCGCGGTAGGTGGACATCTTTTTGAGTTCGCCTGTTGTCCAGCGGCGCATTGTGTGTGACTTTCTCATAGCCATGTTACATTATTTAGGGTTTTTACTGCGTTCTTTAACCATTTCTCTTCTTGCGAATCTTTAATGTACAGGATGTAGATCTTGCCGACCTTCCCGTGTGTACTGAGTCGGAGCAAGCGACCGACTCTCTGGATCATAGGTAATGCTTTACTATTAAGACCAGCAATAATGCCGATACTAGCATCAGGCACGTCAAAGCCCTGATTAAGGGCCTTTGTACTGCATAGAACTGCATTAGATCGTCTTCCAAACTCCTCCAACGCCCCTTCCCTCTGTTTCTTCGTGAGACCAGAGTGATAAACAAGGGCGTCAAGAGAATCAGCCATAGCATCACTAAACTTATTGGACCCAGTGAAGAGAAGAATTTTGTCGTCTCCATGTTTTTCTACTAGTTCTTTTGCCTTGTCAATCTTGACGCTGGCGTGATTAATTACATTGGTTCGTTCTCTAATTGCCTGGAAGAAACGTTTAGCTGCACCCATGTCACCCTTCATCTGCTTAGCAAGGATGAGCTTGGCTGCTGTAAACGTATCGAACTCCCCGATTAGATACTTAGATCGTACAAACTTAAGCTGGGCAGCTTTGTACTCCAGCTTGTCTACCTCATTCAGTTCTAGGGGGATGCACACGATTTCGTAAGGACTAACCAACCCAAGCTGCACACACTCGTCAAGAGACAGGTGGTACCGAATAGGAGCCAGCCCCATCAGATAGTTACGATACTCGTCATCCTCTGGTACAGTAGCTGTCATGCAGAGCAGCTTGTCGTACGTGTTGTTCTCGAAGAACTTACGATACTGTTCACTGATACCAAGGTGCACCTCATCGCACACAACGATATCATAGTACTCATCTTTCAGCTTGTAAGCTGACTGATAGCACATGATCTCGATGTTGTCCAACAGATCACCTGCACCCCACTTTCTAAACTCCTCCTCAAACTGTGCTTGTAGCTGTGTTGTGGGGACTAGAACCAGGGCTCTGTTCCCTTTCTTCAGCGCCCATTTAGTAGCAAGTACACCACAGCGGGACTTACCAAAACCAGTACCAGCAACAATACTACCAATAGCACCGGCCCCAGCCCACTTGTTGAGGGCCTCTCGTTGTTTTTGATCTTTGATTTGATAGACATTACTCATTGTCTTTTCTTTCGTTTCCATTTTCATACACTTTAAATTCTCGCACAAGACGCAATCGTTCAGCTAGTTGCTGCATCTTGTACGTTTCTTTGACTGTCTCGGCCTTATTCAAAAGGCTCTCGCACATCTCGTATTGATCACGAAATAGCTTGTAGGTTTCTATTAGTGCCTCAGCTC